CACATTGACCACCATACATTGGTGTACCTACAAAGAGACTATGCTCACGTAAGTCGTCTGCTTTGATTTTAATTTTCATATTGTAATTTGCTCCAAATCATTCTCTGCTCTTACAATTGCTTGCATTCGCAGAACATCAGCTAAAATATCCCATGAACTATCGTGCGGTCTAAAGGTGTTATCCCAAGCTTGTTCGTCAGCAACTGGGCAGAATCCATTCTTCTTTTGTGCAAAGTTAAATTTAGCATCAATGTACGTACGAGTGTCACGTACGAGGTAGAACTTAAGATAACTATAGAGATGTTCTTTCTTACCTTGAGAATCAAATAGTCTAGTAAGAATGATTGGATCGAACGTATTACTACGAGACCACCAGTGCTTAACACCTGCATCTATAATATAGTTGTGGAAGTCTTTTACGAATTGCTCAACCGTAAGATCATTTGCATGAGGCTTGATTTTAGCTTTTACATTTTTAGGTTGTGATTGCCAGAACTCGATTACACTGGGCTCAACAGCCCATCCGTAATTCTTAACTTGATCTACCACAGAAAGCTTAAATGTCCGAGTGTCTTTTATATCTTTTACAGTGTATGGATTCGATGAAGTCATACGATCCCAATCAAACACCATAACAGAAACGTCAAGGGCAGCACACGTTGTAGGCTCACTTCCCATTGTTTCAAAATCAAAGATTAAATCTTTCATGCTATAAAGGCCTCAAGTGTATTGTGTCGCTCAACGTATTCAGAACGTTGCTTGTGATTATATTGTATTATATAATCTGTATCTACCATTGTCAACTCATTATTAAGGTATTTTTTTACTTCTTCAGCCATGTCTCTGGCTGTTTGTACGGGTACGTTTTGACAGATGTGGTTCGCTGATTTCTTAGGGTCGAGAAGTTCAAAGTCCTCAGGCAATCCCATAATTGCCATAGCCTCGCGATAGTTGATATAACGATCTTCATCAGGATGAGTAAGCATGGTAGGATAATGACCAACGAAAGCGCCGATATAATCTTTAGGTATGATTGTACCTCGCCGCATAATGTTTCCACCCGATGCGAGTTTAGCATGCCGCCTGGCGCACTTTTCGACTTCTCGTTCATATCCACGCTCCTCCATCCATTCGCCGACCGTAGCGTAATCGAAACCCATACGTTCTATATATGAAAATACGTCTTGAGTTCGAACCTTTTGAGGTTCTACCATAGCAGAAAACTCACGATGAGTAATACCGCCATGAATATGTTCAAGTATATACTTGTAGTAAAGATCGTCCTTGCTAGGTGTCTTTTTGTTGATTGGTTCAGTTTGGAAATTCGATCTAACATTTCTGATAACATCTTCTATCTTTTTATGCTCTCTATTGTAAAAGGTTAATAGTGGAACTTTGTCATCTCGCCAAAAGAAATAGAAGGATCTTTCGCGAATCTGAGGAGCTCCATGCAGTAAAGACTTAGTTCGATAAACCGACATCGTGTAACCATTCTCTTTACCGATTTGCTTGAGTTCATTGCGAACCGTTTCACCGATTTTACCGGCAAAGCCTGGGGCATTCTCACCCCAAAATACTTTAGGCTTAACGTTTTCGAGAACATGGCGAGCGGTGATACCCATCCATTGGTTATTAGGATTGTCATCACCAAAGCCGTGAGATAGCTGAGATAGACCAGCACATGGACATACAGATGATACCACATCTACACTCTCAGTTGGTCTCTCGTGTCGATCTAAGACATAGTAAGGTGTACCACTATAGTAATTACGGGCATGTGCGTCATTAGCCTCGAAAGCTTCGTATGACATCATGTAGGTAGGTTTCTCGCCGAAAGCAAGTTCAGAGCCAATTGTTTCACCACCAATAAGTGGAACAATGGATGCGTGTTTAATCATACAAAAAAATCCTCAAGGTCAGTTTCTGTTGTCATGCGTTCTGGAATGCTATCGAGTTTTTCGATGCGTTCATCTACATATTTTTCAACAGTAAAATAATTTAGTAAGTTGCGAGAGATCTCAAATCGGTCTTCCATGGCGATGGCGACACTATCGTCTATAGCTTTATATATGTCATCTGCATCATTAAAATCTGCGACAAAGTGTTTGACATTCGCTCGAGTGAGATACTCAGAAGTAGCATGAGCCCAAATACCTAAGTGTTCAAGTTCACGTTGGAATACCACTGGGCAGACACCATAGATGCCTGCTTCGAAAGCAGTGTAACCAAAGCCTTCATGGAAGCAGGGTAGTATAATAGATTGCGAAGATTTTATTTGATCAAATAGTTCCTCATCGGAAAGATTCTCAGCGTAAGCATTAGCACTCTTTTGTAGCTTTGCAAAATACTTACCATTCTTATCTCGCCGTGGATCTTGTATCCCATAGTGTACAATCGTATTCGACGTATTCGAGTAGCCGTAAACCTTATGATGGAACTTAGAGGTTTCATAACGGCCAATAATGGCACTTCTAGTATCCAGTTTACGAATATCTTCATCAGTAATCTTCTCGTCAGTCCAAACAAAATGCTCGATAAATCCATCAAAAGCATCTTCACCTGCTAATGGAATATCTTCATAGTTAGCTTTCTTTGCTCGCTCATGAATGTCAGTCATACGTTGAACTGAGTAATTCGAGTTCGTAGCAATATAGACCATGTTACGATCAGACTTACGCATACGACGAATGACATCACTTGTTCCATAACACCACATCAAATCGATTACATCATGAATCACAAACATAATACGCTTGTTCTTAACGAGTTGATTGATGTTGGTAATCATAGAAACACTGTGACAATGAGCAATTACATAGTCAGCAGACTGTATTAGATCTTGGACCTTTGTAAGATATCCTTTGATGTAATAGCGAGAAACACGAGATGGATTCTTCCCTTCAACCACTGCACGTTCTTTAGATCCAAGCTCGTCAACGACATGGTGTGTATAACCATAATCGTCTTCGAGATGACCGCAATAGATGTAGTGAGTATCATAACCAAGTTTAGCGAATGCACGAGCATCCAGCTTAGAACTTTTTTGAAGACCAGACCTAACGATAGAACCTTTAAAGGTTTCAGTAAGATTGTCAATTACAACGACTTTTTTCATAGGGTATCCATTATATACTATAATCTATTTATTGTCAACTGAAAGTCCAATCTACTTCGGCTTCTTCAAACAAAGCTTGAGTCTTTTCAAACGAATCAATCCATCGCTGTGGAACATCCGACGCTGACATTACTACTCTATTTATGCCGACTTGAATAATCCCCTTGGCGCACTCACTGCATACTGGCAAACCCCACACATAGAGTGTGGAGTCTTTTAATGAGATTCCATTGAAGGTAGCATTATATATTGCATTCATTTCAGCATGGACAATCAATTCGTATTTCAGTTCTCGATTGTCATACTTTTCTTCAGCATCATCAATACCTTTTGGAAAGCCATTATAGCCAGTTGCAAGAATGCGTTTATCACTGTTAACGATTACTGCACCAATCTGCTTACTGGGATCTTTACTCCAAGTAGAGATTTCCTGGGCTATGCGTAGAAAACGTTTATCCCATTTCATTAACAAGCTTCTCGATAAACTTAAAGTGTCGTTCATAGACATGGAAGTTGGATGCTGTCCAGATCAAATCACCACACTCGATTCCAAGGGAAGCCGCTAAACTTTGTTGGACATACTTAGCCCAAGCGGCATCATTATTAAAACCAAACACAGCATCATTACTACGCATAATATAATGGGAGACAAGCTTGTCATCACGAATAAAGAAGCTGTTTGCGAAGGTACACATGAAATCATTCATACCGTCACGATTGAAGTCGAGATGCATACTTGGTCTGTTATAGATCATAGTAGCTCGACGACTGTTTGGGTTGTCACGCAACTCACGAAGAACATGCTTGTATTGATTACCATTTTCTTCTGAGAAGATACACCACCCATAATTTGAATTGATCTTGCCTTCGTCAGAAGCGATCGACTTCCAAATCTGTGGTGTTTCACCGGGAATATCTTCAACATAAAGAGATTGGGATTGATACCATTCCAATTCATGCTGAATGTATTCCTGATTTGCTTTACGGATTATCCAATCATCATCCACTAGGAATGTTGGTCCGATAACCTCGATAGTCTTAGCACCAGTACGATCAATAACAAAGTCTTCATCGAGATATTTGTCAATGATCAATTGGCGCATGTTTGCTACGTTAAGCATTATATAGACTCCATCAAAGCCTCGATGTCTTCCACTTCGGATACGACATCACTAATGTTTTGCTTATGGAAGATACGAGCCATCTTGCGAAGAATGTTCTTAGGGAGATCAACTTCTTCCGATAGTTCGTTGATTGCATCTTTAACAAAGTCACGCTCAGCTTCTGTACGAGTGTATGAATTACTAATTTCTTCCATAGCACCACGAATACGCTTACGATCTTCGTCACTTGAAGGGATTATCACATTAGTCATTATTTAGTTTCCTTATTAAAAATATTATTGTTAGGCTTTTGACCTACAATACCACTGCGGCAATATGCCACGAAGAAAGATGCGTAGTTAATGAGATCCTTAGCCGAATCTTCGAGAGATTCAAAGTTAGGATCATAGTCATCACCTTGCATTGCTTCCATAACTGATTTCATGCGTAGCATTTTAGCATGCATGATGTCATGTATGGTAGTTACACCATTAGGATAGTAGTCGGCTTGCTTTACAGTTGAGTTCGGATTTTGATAATCACGAGACTTTTTCAATTGCAAGTCAACACATTCCTGTAGAACTTTAACCGACTCCGGGGACTGGGGCTGTTGTTCTTTGCTCATTGTTATTCCTCATACTTAAAATCAAACGGTACTCATCAAGAGTGACCGTACCCATATCACGGTTATGTTCAGCTCGAATCATAGCACCGTTACTTAGTTCACTTCGACCACCTTTGCACCAAGGAGTATCATGTCCGAAGACTGCATCGTCCAGCTCGAGGTGTTGGCCATCGATAGCACATGCATAACCTTGGGCAGCTAATGCTTCTTCACGTTCCGTTTTCGTAAGAGAACGAACACTATCCAAAACAGTAATACCCATTTTATCACAGTTTGCGTGCTTTGTAAATAGGTCAAACACAATTTTTTGTGCTGTACTATCAGCAGAGTGTCGTCGATACTTGCGGCAGAATTCTTTAACAAAGAACACATTGTCTTTGTATTTGAGTGTCTCACCTTCAAGACCGTGATCTTGCTTACCAGTAAGTCGTGTGTAAGTCCCCATGAATGTCTTGTAGAAGTCAGACTCATTCGAGATCTTGAACTTGCCGTACTTACCTACTAGACCGAAGTAGTATACTGAGAACGCAGAGAACGTAGCATCATTCAACTGAAACTTACGGAACTTGCGCAATCCTAACATAGCATCTAAGAAGTTATCAACTTGAGCTTTAACAGCAGAACTGAGCTCAGTGTCGTTATCTACAAGTTGTTCAATGTCAGACTGACCAGCATCAACAAGACCTTTACCTAAAGAACGGATGATAGCGATTGCTACAAACTCGTCCCAACGACGCCGTGGGTTCGGCTGATCGTCAATCCAGTTAGGAACAACTACTTTGCCATCAGGCTTAATGCTTTTCTCAAAGACTGCATGTGGCTCGTTAGTGTACTCACGAACATAAGATGTTTGTCGTCGAATGTATTCGCATACCTTAGACTCTTCATCTGACATAACCATTTCCATAAAGTTAGTAGGAGTGGTTGTGTTAACGTTCTTGAATAGGATAGTTGCTTCCTTACTAGAACAGGTACGAACTTCGACAGGAATTTGTACTTGACTGAGATCAAAATCTGAATCAATGTACTTTTCACCATCGATAAGAATCTTACCAGTATAGTAAGCCTTCAGTGCTCGGCAGCGGTGACCGCCATCGACTACGAGGTAATCACATCCGTATATAGCTTGAGCTATTGGATCATTACGAATATCACGTAGAGTAAGCATGCCACAACCATATCCGTTCATAAGAGCTCGGATGATTGCTACTGACTTTTTAACACCTGAAGAAACAGCTGGACGCTGGGCGATAGGATCTGGGTTGAGTTTCCCAGTATTGAGGAGGTCAACAATTTCTTGTGCTGACATTACTTTTACTTCATATTGCATCGTTTCTACTCCGATTGCTTATTGGTTAGGATTGCCTTTAATCGGCAATATAAAAAATAACCTGGTGGTTCGTTACCGTCATGCTCTAGGAGCGTCGTGGCCAATTCCCACCAGATTAAGATACCATTCTAAACTAGTTGACTGCATTTGTCAACTGTTTTTTTCACTTTTTTTCACTTTTTTACTAGGCACCTAATACTGCATAACCAGCAGCAACAGTAGCTCGAGTAGGTGTACCCAGACGATAGAAAGTCTTGGTAGCGCCTTTTGAGTTGGTGCGTTGGTTTGCATAGATTGAGAACCCTTTCATGCGAAGTTGACGTACTGCGTCATGTGGGTTTCCTACGTTGAATCGAGAAGCGATCTGCTTTGCAGTCAATTGCTCGCCGTTTTGGAATGCTGTAAGTACTCGTGCTGTCTTGCTCATAATGATATTTCCTATTTGTTTCAAAGTTTAATGGTTTGCCGCTTTCCGTCCGGCCGACGTTGTAAAAATAGTATTATACCACAGCTGGCTGTGATTGTCAACTGTTTTTTGCAATTTATTTGAAATAAGTGTCAATTACTTCAATTTGATCGTGATATTCAGCAATTTGTTGGATTTCTTTCTCCATCGCTTGCATCACATCAGGATGCTCGCCGATACCGGCTGGATTACGAAGATAGACTTCTACATTCATTTTATGTAGTTCAATCTTACCTTGCGCGTGAGCTCGTAGAGCTTTTAACATATCTTCTCTCATTCTAGCCTCCTTTGAGAGTATCAGTAAGGATGCCGTGATTCCCTTCGTGACTAGGTGCAGTCCATCCTTCAGGTTTAATTAAGTCGGGTACTCCAAGTGGATTTGGTCTTGATGGTTTTTCGCCGACTTCTTTTGTCATATTTGCTTCTAAAACTGCATCCCACGCTTTATAAGGATCAACACCAAATGCGTCGAGAGTACCAATGGCAATAACACACAGATCAATTAATCCATCTACAACTTCTTCTGGATCTCGTTGAGCCAAAGCAATCTCAGTCTCACCTAGTTCTTCACGTAAGAATGCAACTCGAAACTCAAGAAACTGTCTCAGCTTTTCAGGATTATTTTTTACCCATTGCCTCGTAAGATACTTACCCTGCATTAGGTGAATATCTTCTACCCAGTTTTTACTCATAGTTTACCTTCCTTTCTCATTTCAGCACGTATTGCTGTAGCGCTAATAGCATGCGTTTCATCATCAAAAACTTCTTGTTCTATTTTATATCCAACACCGCGGCCGTAAGTAATATTCATAATGTTAGGAACAATACTTATTTTGATTTGGCCTGCATATTTAGCTAATGCTTGTCTTAGATTCTGTTTCACTGCATCTTGATCAAATGGGTTATCATCGGTCATCGGCATATCTCGAATCATCAGCCATACTTGACCATGTTTAGCGATTGCACGATCAAATAGTTTTTGATGACCTTCATGCCAAGGTTGCCACCGGCCTAGCATTTGAGTTGTTGGTTGCTTATTGTCCCAGATAAATCGATCACCGATTTCCCAAGCAATTTGAATAGCATCAACATTACCTCTCATCGAATCAATTCGATAGTCCCATAGACTCGGTCTTTCAAATACTGCATTAGTATCTGCGAATCGACCTTCGTCAATAGTATCGACAAAGACTTCATAGTCAGCTTCAAACTCAGCCCGAGCTGAATCAAATGGACACACAAAGTCTGCAATAGCGACTTTTCCTGCTGCTTCAGCGTCTGAACATAAATCTTTCATACGCTGTTTCTGTCTTAATCTCCCCTCAGCCGAGAAGTCCCAATCATCTGCTTCTTCTCGTACTGCATCCGCATTAAACCAAGCGACCTTGTCACCTAGTAAGTTTACGATTTCTTGCGCTAGATATGTTTTGCCACTACCTGGCAAGCCAAAGATTAAAATTTTAGCCATCAAATTTCCTTAAAGTTGTGAGTGGTATTGCCTCAATTTGCGAAGTGCTCTCTCAATTCGTTGAATCCGCCAATAGGTGCATCATCAACAGTTATCTGTGGGAATGTTCTTGCTGTTGGAAACTTTTCAGTAAACTCATCAGCTTGATAGTCCTCGCCCAGATTCAAATAGGTGTAACCTACACCCTTTGATTCACATAAATTTTTTGCCATGGTACAGAATCCACAAGCATCTTTACCGTAAATAGTAATCATAAACTGCTCCATTATATACTATGTTGATCAACTTGTCAACTGTTTATTTGAATAAAGCGTCGACATTAAAGTCTTCAATCTCAACGACTTCTCCATTTTTCCACTCAACGAACCTGTTGTATGGATTGTATCGCTCACCAGAAAAGTAATCTTCCTTACGAATAAGCTCGCCTGGGTAGAGTCGATAAGCAGCTGCCATTACTTCATAGTTACGAATAAGTCCGTGGCGAAGAGTAGGCATGCTAATACCGCCGATGTTGCCAGCTAGTTGAGGATCAGTAAGACTCATCTTAATAATAACAGGTTGCTTAGTCTTACCTAACTCGCCTAACACTAGTTCTCGAGCTCGTTGTTGACGATTAGCAGGTGATGTCTTTGTCTTAAATCCTGTTTCCTGTTCGCGCCCGTACCCACGATTTGCCATATAGCTTATCAGCTGACCTTTAAAGTCTGAGCGATAAAGGTAGTAAACTTTATCAACGGTCGCGAGAATCTCACCAATCATTTCAACGTTAAACTGTGCATGCTGTGGCATGAGTTTAAAGCAGCACTCAAGATCTTTGTTTTCACGCAACTCTTGAATATATCGTTCGTGAGTCTTTTCTTTAGGACGGAGGTCTACGGTTGAACCAATGTTAAAAGGTTTCTCGTGAGAAAATAACTCACCAACATAAGGAATGTCATACTCTTCGGCTTTGAGTAGAGTAAGTGCTGTACTCGCTGCTCTAAAGTTAGTAACAATACAAACTTTTTTGATACCGTCTTTCATGCATTATACCACTATTTTTGAGGATGGAGTTTCAAGACCTGTAGTAATCTTTAAGACTTGACGATAGAGTTCTTCGTTAGGCTTGGTCATAAACATGATGTGCCTCTCATTAATTGTTATGGGTGAGCCGTCTGAGTAAGGCATGAAAGGAATCATTCCAATTTTGCCTTCACCTGCTGGAATAAGCATTACTGCTTCATCAATTACTACATTACCGCATTCTGCAAATTCACTTACCTGAGCAATGAGCTCTTCACCTGTTACTAATCTTATTAATTTCATCTATGGCTCCTATTTACCATTGTATTGTTTATCAACTGAAAAAATCATCGAGAGTATCTTTCTTTTCTGAAGACCAACCCACTGCTTCGAGAATACTTTCAATCGGACTCAAGAACACCTTTTGGAACTGAGTGTCGTAATCTATATAGTCATTTAGCCCAAGTTCTTTTGGAAGAACGCCTGGGAATGAAATGATGTTTTCACGTAGAGGATTAGGTAACTTCAAGTAGGCAAACTTGATTTTGTCACCACCCTGTACGGTTTGGTATTTCTTATTTAGCTTTTTCTGACTCAACAGATTATTGAATAGAATGCAGCCACGAACATGCATGGGACATCCTTTCTTGTATGAGCCAGTACTACGATCAAGATACTTATCTATATTGTCTGTGCCAGAGTTCCGGCCAACCTCTTCAGGAGGAAGCTGACGAAACTCGTCTTTGAAGTTTGCAATAAACTTTTGAGTAGCTGTCTCACCTTCGTTCATAATAACATCAAAGACTTGCTTCATCTTTTCACGACATACTTCAGGTGTCGATGATCGAACTGATTCAATACCTGTTACTGAGATCTTTGGCTTTTCATAATGAACACCTTCTGAGTTGAGAGCATTCATGATGTAACGCTTTTTAGCGATGAATATACTCTTATCAGAAATCTTTTCTCGCTTCATCACCATCCTATTCTGATAAGAACCCAACGAAGCAGCCAGTTTCTCATAGCCATCTTCAATGACCTGTTCAATCTTAGTAGAACAAATCTTATCTAGGAATTCTTCACCATCTTTACGAGAGATGTCAGTAGTACCGAATACCTCTTTAATGAGAGGACCGAAGTTAACATATATCGAATCAGTATCTATGTATACAACGTAGTCAGTGTCTTCGGTCTTGAGTATCTTGTTGAGATAATCATTCACAGACTTTTGAGCATAACGAATACTAAGCTGACCAGATGTAGTGATTGCTTCAGCCATGTCATTAATATAGTAGAGGAAGTAGATGTTAGCCGTTGCACCATAGAGGCTGTTCATCGAAATCTTAATCGCCATCTGAGAGTTATGCAATTGATTGATTTCTCGCTTAAGCTCAGCCTTTTGAGTAGGATCGTTCTCAACTTCATACTGTTGCTCAGCTGCTAACATTTGTTTCTTAATCTTAGAACGAGCATCGTAGTTTTCATTAATGATCTCGGGAATGATACCGAGTTTCTCATTACTAAAACAAGCACCATTAGCTGCGACTGAGTATGCTTTGTTTGTATTTTCGAATTGACTGTTAAGTACCATTTCCTGAGTAACATACTCACGCTCATCAGAAAGATAAGTTTCCGGTGACATATTGTATTGCATCATAAGGTGAGGATACAGAGAGTTCAAATCGAATGATACGACCCAAGGATACATGCCCGGTACTGGATCTTTAACATAACCACCAACAAGATCACCAGCTCGCATGCCAGGACCACCTTTAGTTGGTGGAACAATTTTATCTTTCATGAGTCGACGATAGATCGTGCTTTCCCAGATTCCTACCGTACCGAAAGCATCCGAGAAGTTTACACCACCACCATAAGCAACAGTCATTACAAGAGATAGTAGCATTGTTTCGTCTTCGAAACGCTTGATCAACCACGTATCTTTAAGGTTATAGTCGAGATAGAGTTGTGGGTTTTGCTCATACAGTTCAGTAAGTGTACCGTACTCAGAATAGTCTAGCTTTTTCTCACCTAATACGACATTAGCAATATGATCGAGTTTGAATGATTCTTGTGGACCATACTTATAACCAAACTTTTTGAATGCATCCATGTAATCGACAATGGTCACGCCTGAGATCTTGTATGTACCCTGTACTTTACCGAAGAACTCACGACTGGTGGATTGTATGCTTTTCCAAGGAGATAAACGCTTAGCAACTTCATCACCAAGAAGTCTCATAATACGAGTTACGATGTATTGGATATCAAAGTACTCGACGTTCCAACCAGTCACAATGTCTGGATAGTCCTGAGTCCATAATCTTACGAATGCTTGAAGGAGTTGAACTTCGCTGTCGAACTTAATGAACTCAATGTCATCTTGATCGATGTCAAGTAGAGTCTTACTCTTATCATAGTCTTTACGACCGAGTAGAACATACTTACTTGACTTTGAGGACTTATAAGCAATTGAAGTAATTTCTTTATCAGCTTGATCGACGTTAGGATAGCCATCGCTAATGTCGACCTCGATGTCAAACGAAACGATGTTGATATCGTCTACATTGAATTCAATATCATCAGGGTAATGTTCTTGGATGAACTGAGTGACGAAGTTGTTTGTACCATAGACCTCGAAGTTAGCTACACCTTTGTACTCTTCGATAAAGTCTTTTGCTTCTCGCATCTCACCAAACTTCATTGGATTGAGCTTCTTGTTACCTACCAACGAACGATACTCACCATCTTTCTTAGGAGAATGTACGTACAAGGTAGGTTGATATGGTACTCGGTAAGAAAAGCGCTTACCATCTTTGTATCCTCGCCATAGGATATTTTTACCATATCTTTCAACTGAAGTATAAAATTCAGACATTAAGTAGTTCCATATTGTATAATGAAGGGTACCATTCTAACACACTTGAGTGCATTTGTACACCGTTTTATGCTGCAATCTCACTAAAATTCTTAATCTTATCAAATCGTATCATTGTGTCGAACTTATCTGCTAACTGATCTCCACGGTGAGAGATAACGAAGATGTTGTCATCTGAGTTGAGACTATGTAATGTTTCGATCAGGCTTTCAATACCTACACCATCCAAAGCACCATCGAGCGTTTCATCGAGTAAGAGGAGGTTAGTTGATACTGAATTACGTAGCTTAGCGACAGAACGCCATGATAGCATAATAGCAAGTGTAATACGAAGCTTCTCACCTTCCGAGAATGAAGAGTAAGAGAACTTGTCACGGAATCGAGACTTGATAATCTCATTAAAGTTTTCATCAAGCTGGAAGTCAACAAACAAATCGAAGGCTGCTAAATACTTATTGATTAGCTTATTCATAACGGGAATATACTGACTAATGATACGAGCTTTAATACCACCATCCTTGAGAATAGTACTTACTACACCTAGGACTTCTCGATCATCCAGTAATATGACTCGAGCAGCCTGCAACTTCTCAAGATCTTCTTCGAAACCTTTGAGCTTTGAAGTATCAACCTCTT